TCTATCAGTCGCTGCAGATAGATCAAAGCTTGCTAAATACCCCGTTTTGGAGCGTTTCATCAGGGCCTTAACAGGCTTCAACTGATCAAACGTCCCATCCTGGGGTATCCCTTTTAGCAAGTCAAAGATACTATCATGCAGGGGCTTTAGTGCCACCTGAGTCCAGTAATCTACCATAGCGAACACCCGAACTTTCCCTGCCGCTTCTAACTTTGTAGCCAAGCGACCTGCGAACGGAAGGCCAGAAGGCTCATAACGAGCCTCCTGCTCCATAACCGTCCACAGGGTCTTGGTTCCATCGTATTGACCGACCTCATGTAAATACCAGGGTAAGCTCTCCCCCCAGTTAGAGGGGATCTTACGACCCATATGCTTTGGGCCTGGCACATGCATGAAGCCGGTCACCCAAACGTAAGCAGCCCACCCGCGAGATGAGAATGAACTCATCTTTGCTGGAGAGGCAGCCCCCGATTGGGCAAGAGGCAAGAGTTCTGGTGCTGGCAATAGCTTAGGATTCATCCCAGAGTACTTCTCATCTGTGACACTTTCTAACGCCTTGAAGAAATGGTTTTTAAGCCACGTCTCCCAAGATGAAACAAAGGCAACAGAGAGCGGCACCCCCGGACGAGTTATGGTATCGGTCTTGACGGGTGCAGGGTATTTCAAAACCCTATACAACCCAAAAAGACTTAACCATAGTCGAAGAATAGAGGCATCGCCCCTCTTAATCGCTAAGCGGTGCAACCTCGGAATTATCCGAGGAAGACCGCCGCGAGAAAGAGAAACGAATGCCCCCAAAGGTCGACTATCCTTCATCGGAGACGAACCCGGAATCCCTTTCATAAGGGAAACATGGCACGCTTTTAACCACAAGACCAAACCCTTTTGGCCTTGGGTTCTCTGAAGAAGGATCACTGCTTTAGAGAAAGAGTAAATGGCTTTGAGCCTATCTCGAGTCATCCCCCCGACTGCTAACCGGACTATGCTAACGCATACTCCGATTAGCCGTTGCTGAGTTGTTAAACTCAGCCGCCTAGTCAAGCGTGTTACACCTCTAATCTTACTTTGGCGAGTCATCGTCAAAAGACGGACTAGAAGGTTTAACATGATTAATTTGAAGAAAATTAATCCGTTTGACCGCTCGGTATCCTTTGAAAATTCAAAGGGCCGTAGGCGCCCCTGAGGCGGGGGTCAGTGGATTAGACTGAGAGAGTCTCAAGCGCACAGAAAGCGCAGTCAGGTGAATCACCCCGATTCACCCTCTATAAGCCTCTAATAGCGATTAGAGTTTAGCTGGGCGACATCCCAGCGACTAAAGAGGGATC